TTCCCGAAAGAAAATATGAAACAGATCAAATAGTTAATGGAGCACACTATAGGTCAGATAATTGCTATGATCTATTTGCTGTAGGACCTTATAAAACACTTGATCAAAAAAGATATTTATCAGAAGATTATTATTTTTCAAGACTTTGGCAAGAGTGTGGAGGTAAAATATGGGCAGATTTAGCTATGCCTTTAACTCATTTTGGAAATAGAGCTTATAAAGGTCATGTTGGGTCTTTGATTGCTAAAAAATTATGAATACTGAAATATCTGAAGTGCAATGGTTTCCGACTCTGGTGTACCACACAAATGTGGATAGTGGCTTGTGCGATAAAATAATAAATAAAGTGATTGATGATAAGGGTAAGCATTATGAAAAATTTGAAGACTTTTCAAAATGGTTGTCTGAAACACAGCATGAAGAAATACAAGAATTGTCAGCACACATTTGTTCAAAAATTTTGCCACAAATAGGACAAAGACAAAATTGGAAATACAATAACTGGGAAGTTAAAGCATCATGGTTAAATCTTTATGAAAAAAATGATTGGGGTTCTATGCATCGTCACATGGACGCTGATTATTCATCTATATTAATATTAAAACCAGGTGAGGGTAATCTAATATTTTCAAGATCAGAGTTGGTAGAGGGTAAAACGAAAGAATATGAGTCTGTACGTGATGAAGTTGTTAACGAAGTTAAAGGCACATTAATTTTATTTCCACCATACCTTTATCATGTTGTAACTAAGTGTAATCATGAGAGAATGACTTGGGCATGGAATTTTGCGAACTCTAAATGATACAAGAACACGTTATACATAAAGATTGTTTTTTTGAAACAAAATATCCTCACGATACTGAAATCATAGATAAACATATTGAACACCTTTTATTGTTTGACCAGGGTGTAATAGGTAGTAACAGAGGGGGTTACAAAAGCCACGATATCACTTTTGGCTTCAAAGATTTATTACAATATAGTCAAGAATGTATGAACAAAATAGAACCTAATTTTTTTTGGGCTAATTTTTGGGTTAATATTAACAAAGGAACAGATTATATGATACCTCATATACATGACTTTAGTGGTTGGTCTTGTGTTTATTATCATAAAGTTTGTTGTGACAAAACTCCTTTGATATTTTCTCATTTAGTGCCACAAATAAATCATCAAACTTTAGAATTTGTACCAAAAAACGGTAGCTTGGTATTTTTTAAACAATCCATACCTCACTCCGTTGGAGCCTGTGGACAGGAAAACCACCAAAGAATATCAATTGCAATAAACTTTACAAATATTAGACCAACAGCATAGTATATTTAACAATGAGACTGATTGAATTATTACTTCCTCAAAAGGATTGTGAAGGTATTACAGATTTTGTTTATCAAGAGAAAAAAAATTGGAAAAAAGATTTAAATAATGTTAAAGCCCTAAGCTCTGGATTTGATCCAGATTATGATTTTTTGCACGACATAGGGGATTATTGTTGTAAAAATGTTTTACCACAAGCAACTAATTTCCCTCACTGGCAAAAAAGCTGTTGGTGGATTAATTTATATGAAAAAGGTCACTATACTAATCCCCATAATCATAATCCAGAGGAATACTCAATGATTATGATAGTAAAACCAGCATTGGAAAAGTATTGTCTTAATTTTCATACAGAATTTTCAACTTATAAAATTCAGGAAAGACAGGGACTTTGTTTACTTTTTGAGTCATCTTTAAAACATAGCGTTGATCCTGTTGGAAGTGATAGAATTACAATAGCTATGGATTTTAGAAAAAATCAATAGTATATTCGCACCATGCCCCTAGTAAATTTTAGACCAGCACCAGGTATTAATAAGGAAGTCACTGACTATACAGGTCAAGGTAAATGGACCGATGGTGATATGGTGCGTTTTTTTCAAGGATCTGCACAGAAAATAAAGGGGTGGGAGAGATTTCTCTTGACCACATTAGTAGGTGTGGTCAGAGATCAACACGCTTGGATTGCTCTTGATGGCACAAGATACAACGCATTTGGCACTGATAGAAAGCTCTATGTTTTTGAAGAGGGTAGAGCTTACGATATTACTCCTTTAAGAAAAACAACATCTTCTATTTCTAATCCTTTCACAACAAATGCTACCACCTCTGTAGTTGTTACTGATACAGGACATGGAGCTGCTAAGGGTGACTTTGTTACTTTTGACTCGTTTTCAGCAATAGATGGCTTAGATATGAACAAAGAATTTGAAATAACATCAGTCGCTAATAACAATGCCTATGTTGTTACAGCTGATTCCGCTGCCTCAGGATCTACCTCAGGAGGTGGTGGCACAGGAAACATTAAATATCAAATAAATATCGGTCCCTCTTTATCTACCTCAGCCTTTGGTTGGGGTACAGATACGTGGGGATCAGGCTCATGGGGCACACCTTCTACTGTATCTAATGTTACTTTGGAGGCAAGACAATGGTCTCTAGATAACTTTGGTCAATTATTAATTGCAACTGTGTTAAATGGTGGAGCGTTTGAATGGAGTCCTAGCTCAGGCGTATCTACAAGAGCCACAGCCATTACAAATGCACCGACTGCATCTAGATTAAGTTTAGTCTCTACTCCCGACAGACATATATTATTCTTTGGAACAGAAAAAACTATAGGCACATCAGATTCACAAGATGATTTATTATTAAGATTCTCAAATCAAGAAGATAGAAATACATATCAACCGACAGCAGAAAATACTGCTGGATCACTTCGCATTGCCGATGGCTCACGGATCGTGGCTGCAGAAAGATCTAGAGGACAAATACTTGTTTGGACAGACACATCCTTACATAGTTTACAATTTATCGGTCCTCCTTTTACTTTTGGTTTAAGACAATTAGGCCAAAACTGTGGTATTGTTGGAAGTCACGCAGGTGTTGATATCAATGGTATAAGTTATTGGATGTCTCAAGACTCCTTCTTTCTTTTTGATGGCTCTGTAAAAAAATTACCATGCACTGTAGAGCAATTTATTTTTAATAATATTAATGTTACAGGAGCGGAGAATGCTTTTGCCGGACATAATGGTGAGTTTAATGAGATCATGTGGTTTTATCCTAGAACAGGATCAGATCAAATAAACGCCATAGTTGCTTACAATTATTTAGAGGGGACATGGTGGACTGGCACATTGGCTAGAACTACTTGGATTGATAGAGAGGTCTATGATAATCCTGTAGCAACTGAGTTTGATTCAACAGCAACTGCAAACAATGAAACAATCGTTGGATTAACTGCTGGAGCATCTTCTATATTTTTACATGAAACAGGTAATAACGGTGATGGTTCAGCTATAACTGCTTTTATAAAATCAGGGGTAGTTCAAATAGGTGAAGGAAATGACTTTTCTTTTGTTTCAAAACTCATACCCGATATTGAAGATCAAGAGGGGACACTCAATGCTAAATTAGAATTCAAAAATTATCCTAATAACAGTACAGCGGTAACAAAAACGGTTTCTTTTCAAGATAACACAGATTTTGTAAGTTTACGTGGCCGGGGTAGGGAGTTCACCGTCAACGTGGTATCTAACACAACTGGAACAGCATGGAGACTTGGGACACAAAGATTTGATATACAACCTGATGGCAAAAGATAATGGCTAAATTAACATTACAAAGATTTCCTGACCCTAGACCTGAGTATGATGCTCAACAGTCTGCTGAATTGATAAGACAGCTTGAAGAAATGATTCAACAACTAAATACTCAATATACACAGGACACACAAGAGGAGTCCACTAGAAGGAGTTGGTTTTTCTCTAATGGCTGATGTATTTAAAAGATTTATAACGAACGTTACCACAACAGACTTGACTACAGTGTTCACAGTTCCAACCGCTAACGTGGCAGCAACACCTCCTGTTCCTGTATCAACTTTTATTGTTAAAACAATTAATACTCATAATTATGACGGATCAGCAGCAGTAACTGTAAATGTCGATCACAATGATGGTAGTGCAGATTTTCAAATCTTTCAAGTTGATGTGGCAGCTTCAAACACAAACACCATAAGCACTAGTATGGTTTATCAAGAAGGAGATTCTATGAAAGTTCAAGCCAATGCCGCCTCAAGAGCGATGATAGAGGTCTCAGTGTTGGAAGTAAAACAACAACAGTAAATGCAACTCGTAGAAATTTTCGACCAAGAAATACTAAAAAATTTAGAAAAAGACATATTTGAAGGAAAGTGTCGAATTGGTTTTACAAATGCCTCTGGTTCTGAATACAATGAGGCGTTAAAAAATGTAGTAGAGTCTTTCAATATTCCTTTATCAAAATTACAAGAAAAAGATTACTATGATTATATAGTAATAACAGCAAGTAAGTTTTATGCTAAAAATAACAAAAGGTTAAATGTAGAGAAATCTAAAATATTAATATACCCATCTGCTCATGATGGATTAATTCATACTGATATGAACAAAGATTATCTTACCACAATAACATTTTTAAATTCACATTGGGAACCAACGTGGGGTGGAGAAATTTTATGTTACAGTGATGATTTAAAAGTTATCCTAGGTGGAGTTACTCCACAGTTTGGTAAGACTTTTGCTTTCAATGGAAAAATACCACATAGAGCGGTGGCACCTATAAGATTATCTGCTCTTCAAAGAGTAGTTCTAGTAACAAAAGAAAAGGTTGAAAGTAATTAATTGACTTCAATACAGAATAGAAATTGGAGCGAAGTAACAAAAGGTTTGAGCAACTCACGCTGTGTTGTATTAGATGATTTCTTATCGAATGATATGTGTAAACAATTAAATAGAAGAATGATTGAATGTGAAAATTTTGATGACCGATATCCTAATGGTTATTATGCAAATGATTATGATTTATCTGATAATTTAACAAGAACAATAGTAGAGGATCTTAAAAATAGTTGTGCCGAGCTTTTGAATAATTTTGTTAGAGCTTGGTCTTTTATTTATGACAATCAAGCTAATGGAGTTGGTATACACTCTGATCCTTCAAATTTTAACGTCAATATATGGGTAACTCCCGATGAGTGTGTAAAAGATCCACATAGTAATGGTTTGAATATTTATCAAGTGCCTATTCCGTCAGACGCTAAAAGAGACCAGTACAATAATCGTGATAATCCATACCTTAAAGATTTAATTTATAGTAAACCACACTCTATTTATAGAATACCTTATAAATGTAATAGAGCTATTATATTTGATGCCTCATTGCCTCACGAAACTGATAAGGTTTCTATGATTGATGGTTTGAAAAATAGAAGAGTGAGCTATACTATGTTATATGGTGATGGACCATTTACTGAGTAATACGAGAAAGGACTTATTATAATGTATTTAATAGCTAAGGTACCTGAAGATATATCCAAAAAATTAGATGAGGTAATACAAGCTAAAGATTTAGTGCCTGCTAATATGGATTTAGCAGGAAATATAAAAAGTGAGTATTTAATACCAGAGGGTAAACAACATGTTTATCCCTTAATATTTGCTTTGATAGATGAGCATAAAAAAAAATACCCACAATATTTTAAACAAATTTGTGGTTACAAGAGTAAAAAAGAGATAGACCTAAACTTACAATCTTTGTGGGTTAACTTTCAAAGAAAACATGAATTTAATCCCGTGCACGTTCATGAGGGGTTATTTAGCTTTGTTTTTTGGCACAAAATTCCTTATAAAATGAGTGATGAAATCGCTAGATATCCAAACATGAAACCAGATCAAGTAAAAGCAGGTCATTTTGCTTTTTTACAAACAAATGAAATGGGTAGAATACAGTCAATAGATTTAGCCGTAGACAATAGCTGGGAAGGTAAAATAGCTCTTTTTCCTGCAGATCTAAATCATGTTGTTTACCCTTTTTTCACATCAGATGATGTAAGAATTACGATCTCAGGCAATGTTGGTTTCCCGACATAAACCTATTGATTTCATTCCTTTTCGCCTATAAAACTATAGTATGGCAAAGATTGTAGACGAACCTGTACTCCTACGTCATGACATAATCGATGGGAAAAAAGT